CCGGGACCCTTGAGGTAGTGACCAAAGTTTACACAAAAGTTTGTGAAACCTGGCACCTCCCTGAGAGGGGGATCCCTACCTCTCCCCAGAAGACTTAGTTGGGAACTGACGAGGGATGTATAATCCTTCACTAGCTCCTTTCTAAGTAACTTAGTTGCCTTTTTAAAATCTTTGACTACTAGTCTCTGAATTTTATAAAGCGTGATCTCCATAGATTCAATCCTGATGGATGAAAATATTGAGAGGATAAGAAGCTGGTTCGATCTCATCTCCTCGTATCTTATTTGATACAGGTTTTGAAAGAGTCCAGGGACTTCTCCTTCTTTTACACTCTGCTTCCTTTGGGTCATAAATGACTTAAAGATGTAGTAGCGTATAAAAGAATCACCTAAGTTTCCCCTGAGTCGCTTTCCGAAGATTGCGGTGAAGAGGACTTCTAGTCTAGGTAGGCTCTGTCTTCTCTCTCCAACGACAAGACCTATAACGTGGTTGAGGAACTGGAATTTACATACCAGTCCTCCCTTTGTTAAGAGGATTGTCGGGAGTGGCCTTAAATTACCATCGTCACAGATTAGTTTCCTTGCGAATTCTAGTCCGTGCTTTGGCCTAGGTATGATTCTCTTATGTTCAGAGATACCAACACCTAGTGAATTTAAGAGCCAACGGTACTTCAGAGCTACTTCTTTTCTACCGATGACTACGTCATCTCCTAAGACCAGGTAATCCTGAAAGTTACGGTTTCCGGTGAGAACACCAGAAATACGAACTAAGCAGTGATTGGTAATGGCTAATATAGCTCAAGAGCTGTATAAACCCATACCCTGTCCGACTGAATAACGTAACTTTACAGTCTTCCCAGAAGGAAGTCGTGTATTGAAATGTATTCCAGACATGACAGCACCCCAGTCTTGGGCTACGGTTGGTGATCCAAGGAGTCATCCGAGGATCACAACCTGGGTAGAGAGAGGTAGGCGATCAGTGGCGGAACTAAGGTCTAAGGAATAAAGGGGATTACCCTTTTTCCGTTGATCCTTATATCACTGGAAAACATAATCCTGATTGTAGGTACAATCCTGAGGTAAACCTCGGAGATAACCTATCAATAGGTGATGTAGTGGCTTTAACATGCCCTGTACTATTCAGTTGCCCAAGGCAATATACCGCTTCTTACCACCAAGATCATCGAAGTAGGCAATCCGCCCTAGGGTAGGATAACCTCACTTCTTTAATCGAGGTAGAGAAGAAAGTAGAATGCCCAGTACTTCCATGAAATTTCATTGATTCAATGTCTTTAAATGGTAGGAGAGATGGTATCTCCCCTGCTGGGAGCACTTCGGATGAAGCGCAACCAGAGTACTGATCCGGTCAAGTTTCTCAACGAGACCAGGATAGTGGACAATCGCAATAGTATCAGCCAGGATAGCTAAGATCCCCTTCCCATGTGGACCGGATACCATCCACTGTCTCCCCATTTGATGGGGATGGATGTAATATCTGGCACCAAAGAAAGGAGGAATCTTAGAGTTCTTCACTGATCGTAATCCCGTCCCATGCATAAGACGCGGAATATCTTTGTTAAAGAGTTCCGTAAACTCCTTTTCCTGTCTTGACTGAGGATCAGTAATGGTCCTAAAATCTGTCTTAACAGGAAAGGGGAGTCTCTTATGCAGTCGAAGGAAAGAAGTGATGAGGATCTTATCCCAGTATGACAAGGTTTTCCATGACCTTACAACTGAGAGTAAGATTCTCGGCAGACCAGACTTACTGGTTTTACACCAAAAGGTCCCTGCCTTAGGTCTAATGATAACTCCCTCAAGTGCAAACTTTCGGAAGATTACTCATGTAGACTTAAATCACTCTATACAGAATTCAGGATCTGATTTTTGGATCTTAGCTTTCTGTATAGCAAAGATTTGGTTCATTAGAGATAAACATTTATCTGAACCCCCCAATCTAAGTAATTTCTTACCTAGATTGTGGTGTTCTCGCAACAGGCTGTTCCGATTATGGAACACTTGTCAGCTAGAAAAGTCTGCTTTCCCCTTTTGACTATGGGCCAGATTGGAATTTCTGAGATGCCGTATAGTGTACTCGGGTGCCTTGTACCCTTGACCTAGCTCCTGGAGCGAGAAAACCATGTTTGAAA